TTCTTCGACATCCTGCTGTTGATAAACAAGTGCCCACGTGGAGGGGCTAACCTCGCTACGACGCTCAAACAGTCGCCTACCGTCCCACTTTACAAAGTGCCCGTTTTCATCGGGTGTAAGCAATTCTGGATCATCAAACTCGTCAGCCCCATCCAGCGGTCTATCAGACCTAGCCCAAAGTGTCTTCCACTTCTCAGGCTTATCGTCAAACTCAAGTACGGCTGGCATGGCAAGATATGTGAAAGGTGACCTACCGCCAGTCCAGTGCTCTGGATTTCTTATTTCTTTATATAGATCTATTGAGGAAACTCTAGTCCCTGCAATCAGCAGCGTCCCAGTCGAACCCACACGGGTAACGACCATCTTCTGCAACCAGTTGAGTTGCTTCTCCCATTCGTGCGCGTTTGTCGTTGAGACAATATCGTCCATGATGATTAGATCCGCACGAGTACCGTAGATCTGTTGTCCAATGCCAAGAGCTTGAACCGTCGGGTCCTTCTCCCCTGACTCTCTTTCGAGATAAATTCTGTCTGCAGTCCATTGGTCTGCCGTCTCCTTATAGCCCCCTGGAGGACCATAGACCTGTTGCATCTTAAGCCATGGCTCTTCAGTCATGCGTTGCTTCAGGGAGTACAAAAACTCCTTGGCGCGTGTCTGGGTCTGGGAAATGATAACAATGCGGATATTGGGGTTAAGGGCAATTTTGTACATTGCGTAGTTAACCGTCATTGTGGTTGATTTGGCATGTTCGGGTGGCACGTTAAGCAATAACCTACGGCGGTTACCCTGCTCAAATATCATCGAAGGGTGTTGCCACGTCGGGTCGTGACCCTCAAGAACGTCAATCCAGTTTTGCTGATGAGGGAATACCTCGGTGTTCAAGAACTCTCGCGAGAACGTGGCAAAATCTATTTTATGTTTATTCTCACCTAGTGAGGCAGCAATGGCATCGGATCCAAAGTTGATGGCTTCCTCGACCTGCGCCGCGAATTCCCCATCTAGGAGCCAAGATCTAAGAGAGGTCCGCTTCTTCCCCACAGCAGCAAGGGCGGAATCCATATCTATGCCCTGCTTGAGAAACGAAATAAACTTTCTCTGATCTTCAATTTGCCGAAGTCTGGTATGATGTTGATCTCCAGCTTTAGCAGCCATAATAAACCTAATTATTCTAATAGTACTATTAGTATTAATAATAGTAATAGTAAGCAACCCCTCGAAAGGGGGTTGCAATTAACATGCAAGCCATAAGGCAAGCTTGCTAATATTATAACCTACACTATAACTAACCCTGTTACAGAACACTTGTAACGCTCTGTTATCTAATTGTTACCTAAATCACATGGATTGTTATAAACAAAACAAATAAATAATACTAGGGGCAAACAACTAACAATAAATTAAATTAGACTCTACAGTACTACAGCACTACGCAGTTAATAACCGTGGGTCAAGTCAAAGCCGTACAATACCAGCACAGTCTAGAGTTCTTCAGTCTAGAACAGTACAGATTAGAGCAGAGATAGTCCCCCTACTACTTGACTGACTACCCCTTCCCTATTAAATAAACTATTACATCGTATTAAATCACTTGTTTGTTTGGTTGACTGTCTCTTGACATACTTTCCCCCCTGTGTTGGCTTTTACTTTACTTTCTTCTTTTGCATTTTATTCCCACTGGACTCGCTGGTGGGTTGGTTGGCTTAAGGAGTTAATTATGCATTTCTATCTATATGAAGCCTTGATCGGCTTGAGCAAGACCTCGTACGAAACTGAAAAGCAGGCTCGTTGGAATGCGATCCAGCAGAAGGAACTTAATCCAGAGCTAGGTTTCGTAACAGTAGTAGCGATCGACAAGCAGTTGTCCGACAAGGAACGCGCCGCTTGGAAGCCAGAGATCGTGAGTGCCTGGTAAGTAACGAATCGGGAGGGTCGGGGCTGGTAACAGCCTCGGCTCTCCTTTCGCTCGGGATCAGGTTGAAGACATCAGCCTAATAAGTATAGCAATCAACAATCAGGAGGAACAATGCTAGAAACAATCAATGGATTCGACCTATTGCTAGTCATAGTGATAGTAGCACTAGTGTTCAAAGCAATACGCCTTAACGATGAATGTAATTCATATGTCCAGCAGATAGTAGAAGTATCTCAAGATAACTACAAACTGACCCAACAAGTACGCCAACTTAACCTTGACGTAGAGCGTTGGGAACCACCTTTCTAGGTGCTCTAGTGACGACCACCCACCTTGTGGGGTGGTCGTTGCTATGGTTTCTAGACAGATTCCAGCCAGTCACAGAACAGGAGTAAACAATGACTGATGCAGTGTACGAAGATGATGATAAGTTAGCTAGTATTCTCGATGTATTAAAAGCAACTGAACTATTTGGTGAGTTAATCAGTGTACAATCTATCCTTGAGCAAGATGAAATAGATGTAATTGAAGATGATTGGGTAGATGTTCAGACCAAGTATGGACACGACACTGAAGACTATGTATGGGATCATATCGCACAGAATGTAGATGGCTGGACGATTACACCAGCAGCATCTACTATCTCTCTAGAAACTGAGCCAGTATCAGGTCACGACTGGGTATCTCCAGTCACTAACACTGGTCGTAAAATCTATGTAGTAACTGGAGTGCGAGCATTATGTGGACTCAAAGAAGCAGACTGTATGGACGCACACTGTAGCCACATACCAGTGATTGAACTAGAAGATGAGATTCGCTATGAGTTCAAGCAAGACTGGAACTCTATAGCTGACCGACCATCAGAGAATTTCTTTATGGGATTACCAGGTCTTAGATACATAGAAGATGATCAGACTTATTACACTCGCCTTAATTTAGTATGCCCTCATTGCTTTATCTATACTCCAAGCAGAATGACTGAGTGCCAGAACTGCGACAGAGTATTGGTATCTGTATGAAATCGCCACGCCCCCACTCTGTGGGGGGCGTTGGCTCCCAACAAGGTAAAGGATCAAGATGGAAAACACATTAACAGTGACAGGTAAGTTGAAGAACATCAAGGAGTTCGATCAGTACGGCTTGATGATTGTAGGTCAGTTAACCCAAAAGGTTGGCAATGAAAGAGCAAAGTTCACCATTCCAGTAGCTTGCTTTGATGAAAGCATCGCAGCAACACTACGAGGATTACGTGAAATGCAAGACGGACAAGGCTTTACACCAGTAGTGAATATCGTAGGTGAATTAGACACCAAGTTTGATACTCGCTTTGGAGTAGAGAATACAGATCGTCGTGCTCCTTTAACTCGGATCTTAATCAAGTCAGTAGAACTAGCAGATATCTAAATACAAACTAAAGGAAGAGTCAGAGTAAATTACTCTGGCTCTTTCTTTATGTTAGAGATGGTAGGTAGACAAGTGGTTACTAAGTGTAATCATGTTTACAGTCCTGAGTGTAACAGTTGTGGAGAAGACAACACATACAGATGGATTGTTTGTGCAAGGTACAAAAAAGATTGTCCCGATTTTGCTTGCATTAAATGCGGTGAGATAGAGACACTAACAGAAAAGAGAAGCAAGTGAGTACAACAAAAGAAATTGACTTGGGCGCACTAAGTCCAGAACATTTAAACATTGTTCAAGATGTATATAAAATTATGGCTTTCTTACTGGATGAAGATGCTAAGTATGATCAGCTAAGTACTGAAGAACTTGAGCTAATCCACCTAGCAACAAGCAACATCAAGGTACGTGACGGTGTACTTAAATACTTTAGTGATGCACCATTCAATGTACGAGTAGACATTATGAAATCATTTACAACTATTAGCCAAGCAATGGTTGACAATGAATCAATGAAAGCAGAAACAATTGGATACACATCAATGGTATTAGCAGCATTCTTACTATGCCATGCAGGTATGTTAGAAGACTTTGATGAAGATCGTGATGTTGATTACGAACTAAAGTTAGTAGATGATTTGCTACATGAAGCAGAAACATTAGGCTGCACAGCTAATTTATTAGGACTATTAAAGATGGCACGTAATCATAACATCCCACCACGTATCTTCTATACATCAATAGAAGCTAACTCATTTCATGTAACAACGGATCCAGTTGGACATCTGAATGGCTAAAAGAAGACACGTAATTACAAAAGGTCCTAAAGAAATAAAGCGAGAGAAAAAGCAAGCTCTCAAATTAAGGCAGGCAAAATGATTACAACTAGTAGTGGTACACAGTACTACACACAGCAAGAAGTTAACAATAAGATCAATGAAGTCATGGAAGATGGCTACAAAATTACCAATGCTATCTATGAAAAAGCAAAAGAGATGGATTGGTGCAGTGAATATGATGACTGGGCTGAACGAACAAATGAAGGACTTAAGTTCTTTGAGATACCTCTTATGCGTAGAGAGTATGCAGTTACATACACACTAACGCGCTATCAAGAAGTAGAAGTAACAGTACAAGTAACTGCACGTGATGAAGATGATGCAGAAGATAAAGCAGATGAAGAATATTGTTTAAGTGAATTATTTGAAAAAGCAGATGATGATGAATGGATAACCAAAAACGAAGAGATTGAAAAAGTAGAAGCACAGGAGATATAGGTGAGCATTAAAGACGAGCCGTGGTTTAGCGACCCGTTTACTTGGTACGAAAATCAAGGACATCCAGAAATTGTAGGTATAAAAGTAACAGATAATGTTGCACTTGATTTTCTTCAAGCACTATACCAAATCTACAAACGACTGGAACACAACGACAATAAGAAAGCAATGGAAGACGCAAAGCAATTAGCAATACTGCTACTAGCTAGTGCATTTGATTATGCTGAAGAAGCAATAGATGAATTAATTACACACGAAATAGCAAGTACAGATATAGACGCTGCATTTGCAGAAATGATAGAGGAACAGAATGACTAGACGTAATCCATACACAGTAATTGGTACGCACTGTGAGTATGAAGTTAATTCAGCTCACGATTTAATGAAGCAAGCTGGACTTGATTGGAACATAACACTAGAAGATGTTCATGTTCAGTGGATTAATAGAGACATACAAGTACCTGATAGGTATGCAACAACTAAGTGGGTAAACGGTGAACCAGAACCACTAGCAATAGTAGGTTCACGATACAAAGTAATGCAGAACAGTGAGATCTTCTCATGCCTTGACGACATTGTTAACAACAGTGATGCACGTTATGGTGCAGCAGGAGAACTTAAGAATGGTAACGTAGTATGGGCAACCATTGAACTACCAGCTAACATCTCAGTAGGCGATGATCCACACAATGCATATGTAATTGCACGTACATCACACGATGGTAGTATGCCATTTCAAATGACACCAGTTGTTAACCGACTAAGCTGCACCAACCAAATCAATGCAGCCATGATGAGTGGTAAAGCTAAAGGTATTTACTATCGTGTTAAGCACAGCCCTAACAGTAGTATCAACCCAGATGATATCAGAAAAGCATTCAAGATTATGAATGAAGATATTCAGAAGTATGCAACGGTATCATCATACCTACGTTCAATTGAATTCAGTAACGAAGAGTTCAAGAACTTTATTAAACGAGTGTACCCACTGCCTAGCAAAATTGAGTTCTCACCATATGAGATGCTCAGTGCAGGTGAACGTACATCTAAGACAAGAACAGAAAGAAGCAGAGCTAGTGCATGGAATGTATGGATTGGTGAGACAGACACGCAACACAACATTAAGAACACTAAGTTCGGTGCGTTTCAAGCTATAGTAGAAGCAACCGATCACTTCAGTAAAGACTATAGCAAGCAGGCAGGCAAGATGATTCTCGGCACAGACATAGCCGTGAAGTCACGAGCACTACAACTATTAGGAGTAAGCAATGGGTCTTGATATGTACCTAAATGTAAGTGAACGTATTGAACAATACGATTACCAACGAGTTGGAATGGATCTAGTTCGTACAGAAGATTCTAGATACAGTAATGTAA